CGGAGAAAGGCCAACACAAGCCGTTCCGGATTTCAAGCTCAACGAGGGGAAGTTGCTTCAGTAGCGTCTTTGAAGACGAATTGAACATACACCGAAGGTTTGTGTACTTTCTTGATCAGAACCAATCGCAATTTAGGTTTTGGGAGTGAAGCTCGCAGATCGGCAACAAATAGCCGTCTGCGAGTCGTACTTTTCCTGATGGGGAAGTGATTCACGGTCTCCTTTTAACTCGTACCAGGGGTGAAGTGACAGTTGGCGGCTTCTTCAATCGTGGATTTTTCTCGACTTTGACATCTTGAACTGCTTCTGTTACGACCTTTTTGACTTGTTCTTGACCACCAGTTTCGTGTGCCAACCTCAATTGTTTATATTTATCGTCGAAAACGTTTCCGAGATGGTCCTTCCAGGTGTGTTTTGAGATTTTCGGTCCACCCTTTGAGATACCAGAATCGAGCTTCTCTCGTTCACTACGTTCTTCTTGATCCATCTCACGGATTTCGTAACTGACCTTCTTGGGAAGAACCAGCATTTGGGCGTACCCCTCGCCTTTTCGGAAAATATGCGTTTCCCCAGGTCTTGGTACCTTAAAAACAACAAAAAAAATCTTGGGCCACCATTCAGTTTGTAGGTGCCCGGCAACTGGGATAGGAACTGTTCCGGTTTGATCGGTGTAGAAACGGGGATGTGGCTCAATCCTGATGACGTGTCCAGGCGGTGCCTGGATATCTATGGCAGAAGTGTACCCATAATGGCCTTCTGCAAATATCTGAAAAGGCGGGAATTTAACGCCTTCGACAGCTTCACTTGAGAAATCGCCTAAGAATTGAAGGGTACCATTGTCATTCTTGACATGGCATTCGGTGTTGAACGGATAAATCATCTCCAAGCCGTATGTCGATGCTTCAACGAACGGGGGGCAGTGCCAAGGTTGCGGTTTGGCTCCATCCTCGTGGTTTCTATCATGTCCGGCCCATCCTGGTATTTGCAATTTAATAGGTTGTGGCGGCAGTCCCAGATACCAGGTTCGATATTTCAACAGGAGTTTTTCCATTCGATTCTCTATTCGTGAGGATAACTACATTTTACTGGAGAAAGGTTAGAAAATAAATGGCAGATAACGAAAGGTTATTGAACCAGTGTGACGAGAATGTCCCGGATTTGGACCCAATCACCCAGGACAAAATCCCGCCTTTCTGCGGTGATGACGGAACCCCATCTTTGAAACGGGTTGACAGCCGTCCTGATCTTTCGTGGCTTAAAGACCACGGGAGCGACAAGACAGGAATTGGTCAATCAGCTAATTGCGACCCAATGTTGGCAGGGAAGATCGTCAACGACACCAACCGGACAGACATTTCTTACCAATACACCAAGGCGATGAGGGGCTGTGATGAGGGTGTAATGGACTTGTTTCGTGATATTGTTGTAATTGCGGAAGATAGTTCAGTTCATAAAGTTCCGATCATCTGGGCAACTCAGGAAAAAGCGGTAGCGGCAGTTCTTCAAAGTAACGTTCGGAAAGATAATAGCCTAGTTGTAGATCGCATTCGATTGCCGATATTAGCGATCCATTCAAAACAGATGTCTTTTGCTCCAAATCGTTACATATACCACAAAGCGACAGACTGGCTGGGCTGGCTTAGGAGTGATGGCAAGCCGGGGATGGCGATTAAAGAGAAGTATGAGCGGGACACCGTTTTTGGTGTGACTCGTGGTATTCCGGTTGATATTGGGTACACGCTTTATGTCTGGACTTTGTACAAAGAAGATATGAACCAGATTGTTGAGCAAGTGGTAAGAAAAATTACGCCAATGGGATACATACGGGTACGAGGCGTTTACTGGGAAGTGGGTGTAAAGCTAGATTCTATCGCTAACAACGAACAATCTGAGCCTGGCGACAAAAATATCCGGGTCATCAAGTGGCAGTTTGAGATGACGGCCCAGAGTTTTATACCACAGCCTATAATTCGTCGAAAATCGGTACTGAAGACCAAAGTTGATTTGGTTGACAATATCAATCCAGACGAGATAACCCAAGTTATCGCTAGGCTCGAAGATGCCGTAAAGGAATTTGAATGCTAGAGATCAAGAACAAGAATAAATTCCCCGTCCAGGTGATGATACGGTCTCGTTCTGCTTCTCGGAGCTTTACGACATTGATTATTCCTGGAGTGGGGGCCGGAAAGAACGTGGTGCTGATCGAGGATGAGAAAAGCACGCCGTACTTGGAACGGGTCGAGAAGCAGCACGGCCTGATCACGACCAGGCACATACCTGATAACAAAACAGCAAAGGGAGAATAAGACCTATGGCGATCCTCAAAGGCTTTCCGCCGTCTAACACGATCAGCCCCTCTGTGCGGATCACCGAAAAGGACTTGAGCTTCATTGCTCCGCAGTCCACTTTCCACCGTGCCGGTCTCGTTGGGTTTGCGAGTAAAGGTCCGATTAACATTCCGACTTTGATCCAAACCACTCGACAACTGAACACGGTATTCGGGTACCCACACCCAGAGTCTGGTGATCCATACTTGATTTATGCCGCACAACAGTATCTGTTGATTGCCAATGAGTTGTTCATTGTGCGAGTCGCCGACACTGAACTGGTATCTGATGAATCTGCTACACAGGCTTCTGTTGAAGTATTGGCAGCAGGTGATCGTATTGAAATCTTCTCGGCCACTCCTGGTCCTTACGATTTCGACGGAACTCGTCCAGATACAACTTTGATCGATTACTTCTTCCGTTGGCGTCTAAACGGAGTTTTGGCAAGCAAAACTCTGGTTGTGCTTAATCAGGCAAACCGTCCGTCGCCTAACACAAACACTCCTTATTCCGCAACGGATTTGGCAGACGAACTGAACAGCCAACTCGATGCAGAGAATGACGGGATTGAGTTCTACGTCACGGGCAGCGATGAGATTGGTGTCAGAACTGTGTTTGCTTACGGTCCAGATTCGACACTCGAACTGGTGTCTGTACAAGATGCTATGTACGGTGGTTCGGTTGGCAGCGGGAACTTCTCGGGCCTCGGCACGGGTATGACTCAAGCCAGCACGACTGGTGCAAATGATGAGTACGGGAATGGCTCTGTGAGTATTCCTGGAACCTACAACTTGACTGGTTTGACCGACCTTAACCTTGTCCTCGTAGTTGATGGAACGGATAACGTTCTGATTGATAACGTTGCTCAGGTTATCGACCTCGGTGCTTTGGAAGGTAGCCCGCAAGTAATTGCGGATATCGTGACCAATATCAACAGCCAGCGTGCAGAAGAGGGTGGTACGCTACCGGGTGGTTGGACGGCATTTGCCAACGGCAATAGTCTCCAATTCAAGACTGACAGCCACGGTCGTGATGCTCGTCTGCGAGTGAAGAGCAGCAGCACGGCCGGTGCGATCTTCGGTTTCGATTTCTTGACTGTGACTGGTACTACGCCAAGTGGTGTGACCGGTGACGTTGGTATCGAAACGATGGGTTTGGTTTCTGGTTCTGCAAATACAACAGGCGATGTCTCGATGACCTTCACGGCCGATTCGGCTGGCGTTGAAGGTAATAACACTCAGGTGGTTGTGACGAACGATATTCGTCAGGGTACATTCCAGTTCTCGGTGTACAGCAGTGGTGTTCAGGTCGAGGCTTGGGGCAACCTAACCAAAGATCAGGCCAGCAGCTACTATGTCGAAACGTATATGGCTCTGGTAAGTGATTACCTGCGAGTAATCGACAACACAGCGATTGGGGCTCCGCCTGCTAACGGAACGTATACTTTGTCTGGTGGTAGCGATGGTATTCCATCTGACCCAGACAAGCAAGACAACTTGCTGATTGGTAGCCCGGTATCCTTCACTGGCATTTACGCTTTGAGCGAACCAGAGCAGATTGATATCGACTTGGTTGCAGTTCCTGGGCACCCAAGCACGGTGGTTACTTTGGCCATGATTGACATGTGCCAGAATTACCGATTGGACTGCTTGGCGATTGTTGATCCTCCGTTCGGCTTAACAGT